AGCAGTCAGCAACTAAAAAGATACTAGTTACCTATTAGATACTAGTTACTAAGTACCCCCCTACCCCCTAAATTGACATTGTCTGTATATATATATGGATTCAATCCCACAGTGGTAGGGTATTTTGATGTATTAACATAAGTTAAGGTGTTCATTGTTGTTGCATATACAAGATAAATGAGTTAGAATGGTTAATATGATAAGTAGACAATTGACAGACAAACAAAAAGCTTTTATAGAACACTACTCACAAACAGGAAATGCAACGGCATCTGCAATAAAAGCAGGATATAGCCCTAAAACTGCAGAACAACAGGGATATGAGCTTAAAAACAAGCTATCTAACGAGATTACAGAGCATACTAGGAAGTTAATGGCTAATGCTGCACCTTTGGCTATAGATAAATTAATAAAACTGGTAGAAGATGAGAAAACTACACAGTCTGTAAAGCTAGGTGCTATTAATTCTTTGCTTGACAGAACAGGTTATCAGACAGTTAATAAGATAGAAGATGTAACAAATAAGAAATCAGACGAGGAGCTACAGCAGGAGCTGAATCATTTGTTATCAACCATTAAAGTGGTTACAACTCCTAAAGATGATCTAAACTAATGGACGAATATCTACTAGAAAACTGGCAAGAAAACAATCCTAGTAGTGATGAAGGAGATTATAACTGTCCTTGTTGTGGTTATGCTCTTGATTTATTAGAGAAAGATGAAAACAACTATGTATTTTGCTGGAACAAATGCTTATATACTGAGGAAGAATTTTTAAATGAGTTTAGAAAGAGCCGTAGAAATAGCTAAAGAGCTTGAAAGAAGAAAGGCAACTAATAAACTAAAACATTACGAACCTTACAAGTATCAAGTAGATTTTCATAACACAAAAGCATCTCAAAGATTACTTATGGCTGGTAACAGGATAGGTAAATCTTTTTGTGGTGCAGCAGAAATGGCATATCATCTAACTGGCAAGTACCCAGACTGGTGGAAAGGCCGTAAGTTTGACAAACCTATCAGAGCATGGGTAGGTGGTGTATCAAATGAAACTACTAGAGATGTATGTCAGAAAGAACTTGTAGGTCAACCAGATGATCCTAGTGCTAAAGGTACAGGATCTATACCACTAGATGATATTGGTGAAACAACCAGAAAGCCAGGCGTACCTAATGCAATGAACTCACTTGTTGTTAAACATATTTCGGGGGGGTGGTCCAGACTTGCCTTCAAAGCATATGAAATGGGCAGAGAAAAATGGATGGGTGAGGCAGTAGATGTGGTCTGGCTAGATGAAGAACCACCTACACAAATTTACACACAAGCACTTACTAGAACTGCAGACAGAGGTGGTATTGTATATATGACATTTACACCAGAATCTGGCATGACAGAAACAGTTGCACAGTTTGTAAATGATCTAAGACCTGGACAAGCATTACTACAAGCTGGTTGGGATGATGCACCTCACATGACAAAAGAGGCAAGAGAACAAATACTTGCTGCATTACCACCACACGAAAGAAAGATGAGAGAACAAGGTATACCACAATTAGGTTCTGGTCTTGTATTTCCTATTGCAGAAGATGATATAGTATGCGAACCAGTAGATATACCTGACCACTGGCCTAGAATATGTGGTATAGATTTTGGTTGGGATCACCCGACAGCAGCAGTGTGGATAACATGGGATAGAGATTCTGATATAGCATATGTTTATGACAGCTATGCAATGAGGCAAGAATCTGTACCTATTCATGCAAGTGCAATAAAAGCAAGAGGTAACTGGATACCTGTGATCTGGCCTATGGACGGCAGACAAGCTGACAAAGGTTCTGGTAAATCACTTACAGAACAATATAGAACAGAAGGTGTGTCTATGACTAAAGAGCATTTTTCTAATCCACCACAGCAAGGACAGAAAGAAGGATCAGGTGGCAACTCAGTTGAAGCTGGTATCATGGAATTATATACTCGTATGCAAACAAAACGATTGAAAATTTTTAAGAATCAAGATAAACTGTTAACAGAGCTTAGAATGTATCATAGGAAGAATGGTAAGATTGTTGCTTCACATGATGATGTTATATCTGCAATGCGATATGCAGTTATGTCATTAAGGAAAGCAAGAATTAAAAACTACGAACCAATGTTTACACAAGCTGAATCGGAGTTTAATGTTTTTGCATGAGAAAAGAACACAAGAGTAAAACTGGTGGACTTACTGCAGCAGGTAGAAAGTACTTTAAAAGAAAAGAAGGTGCTAATCTAAAACCTCCTGTTAAGTCTGGCACAAACCCTCGACGTGTTTCTTTTGCTGCAAGATTTGCTGGTATGAAAGGTCCTATGAAAGATAGTAAAGGTCGTCCTACTAGGAAAGCATTAGCCCTAAAAAAATGGGGTTTTGGTTCTGTAGCTGCAGCAAAAAGTTTTGCAACTAAAAACAAAAAGAAAAAATAGGAGGACTATTATTATGCCAATGGGCAAAGGAACATACGGAAGTACAAAAGGAAGACCACCAAAAAAGAATGGTGCAAAAAAATTAATGGCAAAAAATCCAAAGATGCCAAAAGCTGTAGCTAAAGCTATTGCAAAAAACATGAAAAGGAAAAAGAAATAATGGCAAAGAAACCTGGATTGTATGCAAACATACATAAAAAACGTAAAAGGATTAAAGCAGGTAGTGGTGAAAAAATGAGAAAGCCTGGATCTAAAGGCGCACCAACTGCAGCTAATTTTAAAAGGGCTGCAAAAACTGCAAAGAAAAGATGAAGAAACTTACTAAACGACAAGAACAATCTTTAAAAAGACATAGCAAACATCATACAAAAGCTACACTTGCGAAGATAAAAAAAGAGTTGTTAGAAGGTAAGTCATTCACAGAAGTGCATAAAAATGCACCTAAGAAAAGGAGTAAGAAATAATGGGTGGAGTAGCAAAAGCTGTCGGCAGTGTTATTAGTGCTGTAGGTAAAGGTGTTGGTACTGTGCTAGGATCTTTAGGTGGTAAAAAACGAAAAACACCTAGTCCAAAAGCACTTATGGCATCTGTGCCTAAACCAGACCAAACTGCACAAAGACTTGCATCATCTGCATCACAATATGGTGGTTCAACTATATTGACAGGCGCAGAAGGTTTAGGTGAAACTGCAACAACTAAAAAAACTTTATTAGGTGGATAATGATTAGACCAATATACGATCAATCGTGGAGTAAAAAATTCTACGAATGGTTACAACCAAGAGCTAATATAGAAGTAGATGATTATACTACTATTGGTTTTTTAGATGAGTGGGATAATATTGTTGGAGTTATTTTGTTTTGTGGTTATGATGGTAACAACATATATGTTCACATAGCATCTGATAATCCTAAACACGTGCAACGTAGATTTATAAAATTAATGTTTGACTATGTATTTAATCAAGCAAAATGTCAGCGAGTAACTGCTACTTGTACTGCTCAAAACAAAAGAAGTATGAAACTAATAGAAGGTGTTGGTTTCAAAAAAGAAGGATATTTAAAGAATTTTCTTAAAAAACATGATAAACTATATGACATTGCATTGTATGGTATGCAAAAGGAGGACTGCAGATGGGTGATATCCCGATAATAGGACCGATACTTGCTCCTAAGCAACCGAAGTTACCACCAGGACCTGATGCAGAACTTCTTGAAAGAGAAAGGAAAGCAGAAGCATTGGCAGAAAAAGAAAGACAAAGACTTATATCTGGTAAACAAATGGGTTATATGTCTACTATTTTAACTGGTGGCACTGGTGTTCAAGAAGAAGCTAATGTTGGCAAAACATTACTAGGTGGTAAATAGTGGACAAGTTTGATTATATAAAAAAAAGATACTCAGAGATGTCATCTGATAGAGGCACATGGGAAGACCATTGGCAAGAAATACTTGACTATGTTATGCCTCGTAAAGCAGATGTAGTTTTTGTAAGAGTAAAAGGAGATAAAAGAACTGAGGTCTTGTTTGATTCTACAGCTATAACTGCAAATAATTTATTAGCTGCTAGTTTACAAGGAACTCTTACATCACCATCACTACAATGGTTTCATTTAAAAATTAGAGATGATGAAATAAATCAAGATAGAGATGTGCAGTTATGGTTAGAAGATTCTGCAAAAAGAATGTATGATGTATTTAACCAAACTAATTTTAACACAGAAGTACATGAACTATATCTTGATCTTTGTTCTATAGGAACAGGATGTCTATTCGTAGAGGAAGGTAACAAAGGATACGATATAGATTCTATACATTTTAAAACAATGCACATATCAGAATTTTACATTGGAGAAAATGTAAGTGGATATATAGATTGTTTATACAGAAGATATAAATTAACTGCTAGACAAGCAATACAAGAATTTGGTGAAGAAAATGTAGGACCAAAAATACAAGAAGCAGCTAGAATGAAACCAGATAAAAAGTTTGATTTTATTCATGCAGTAGAACCTACAGAAGATTATGAAAGAGCATTAGGCAAATCTAGTACAAAGTTACCATTTCATTCTTGTCATGTATGTGAACAAGATAAGATGGTCGTTAGAACTGGTGGATACAACGAGTTTCCATATCTTGTACCTAGATGGTCAAAAGCTACAGGTGAAGTATATGGTCGTTCCCCGTCTTACAATGCTTTACCAGATATTAAAACATTAAACAAAGCTGTAGAGCTAGGACTTAAAGCATGGTCAAAAGCTATTGATCCTCCACTATTAGTACAAGATGATGGTGTTATAGGTAGAGTAAGAATGACACCTGGTGGTATTACAGTTATTAGAAGTGATGCTGCAGTAAAACCATTTCAGTCTGGTGCAAATATGCAACTAAATGCTTTTAAAGAAAACGAACTTAAAACTGCAATAAGACAAGCATATTACTCAGACCAGTTACAGTTACAACAAGGACCACAAATGACAGCTACAGAAGTACAAGTAAGATACGAACTTATGCAAAGACTTTTAGGTCCTACACTTGGTAGATTCCAATCAGAGTTTTTAAACCCACTTATAGAAAGAGTGTTTGGTATTATGTTTAGAGCAAATGCTTTTCTACCAGCACCAGAATTGTTGGAAGGGCAATCTATAGATATTGAATATGTAGGTCCACTTGCAAGATCACAGCGTATGGAAGAAGCAGTTGCAGTAGAAAGATTGTATCAGTTAGCTGTTCAACTAGGACAAGCTGATCCATCAGTCATGGATATCTTGAATAATGATGAGGCAGTTAGAATGAGAGCTGAATTACTTGGTGTACCTAAATCTGTACTTAGAGGTAGAGAAGAAGTAGATGAACTTAGACAAGCTAGAATGGAGGCACAGATGATGCAACAGCAAATGGCAATGCAACAGCAACAAGCAGAGATTGCAGCTAAACAATCAGCAGCATTAAAAGATGCAGCAGATCCTGGCGCACAACAAGTGTTAGAACAAGTAGCTGGAGAGCTTGAGGAAGAGGTAGCAGGTGAAGCATAAAAATTCAGACCAAGAATTAAAACAACAGAAGATAGACTATAGAGGAACATTTAGCACCCAAGAAGGTGAAAGAGTTTTAGCTGATCTTACATCAGCTTATTACCATAGGAGTTCTTTTAGTAAAGATCCCTATGAAACTGCTTTTAAGGAAGGGCAAAGAGCAGTAATAGTCAGAATACTAAATCTTTTAAAGGAGGATAATAATAATGGCTGACGAACAAACGACCACAGAAGTGGCAGACAACCCTACACCAGAAACAGAACAAAATTCTGAATCTGTTTTAGGATCTGGCATAAGTGATAATCAAACAGAAACTGATTGGAAATCATCTTTGCCAGAAGAACTTAGGAATGAACCAACTTTGCAAAATCTAAATGATGTAGAATCATTAGCAAAGACAGTAGTTCATCAACAAAAAATGATAGGTAGTAGAATACCATTACCTAAAAATGATGAGGAGAAAGCAGAACTGTATAACAAGTTAGGCAGACCTACAGATCCTACAAAGTATGATTTATCTATTCCAGATACTCATAAACAACATTTTAATGAAACTGCAGTAGGTGAATTTAAAAATGTTGCACATAAGATAGGACTTAACAACGACCAGGTAAATGCTTTATTAGAGTATCAAGTAAATCAAATTGATAATACTGGACAGCTTCAAGAAGCACAAATGAATGTGCAACGAGAAGAAGCAGAGCAAACCCTTAAACAAGAATGGGGTTTTGAATATGATAAGAATCTGCGTTCTGCTATGAGAGCTATTGATGTATATGGTGATGAAGGACTTAAAGAAGTTCTTAATGGACCAGCAGGTAATGATCCAGCTATGATTAAATTTTTTGCTAGACTAGGTCAAGAAGTTACAGAAGAAATGGCAAAGAACACACAAAACAATACTATTGCTGCTTCTACTCTTGATGCAAAACAAGAAATAGAACAGATTATGGCTGATCCTAAGAATCCATATTTTGATTCTTCACATAGAGATCATAAGTCAATGGTAGAGCGTATGCGACAATTGCACGAAAAAGTTTATGGAAATTAACTTTCTTGTGCTATAATTAAGATACCAAAGTTCTGCCCGTAAGGATAACAGATGGGGTGGCCATGATAGGCGTTAAACATCCGTTTGATAAAAACGTATTTTATAAGGTATCCCATTTGGATAAATACCGATAATATATTTTTATAGGAGGACTGAAATATGTCAGTACAAATAACTACAGCTTTTATAGAACAGTATAAAAGCAATGTATTTCATTTGGCACAGCAAAAAGGTTCAAGACTTAGAGATGCAGTCCGTACAGAAACAGTTGTCGGTAAATCTCATTTCTTTGAAAGAATTGGCTCAACTGCTGCGCTAAAAAGAACATCCAGACATAGCGACACTCCAAGAGTTGACACACCTCACTCTCGTAGGAAAGTAAGTATGGATGATTACGATTGGGCAGACTTAATTGATCAAGAAGATAAAGTAAGGATGCTTATCAGCCCACAGTCTGAATATGCACAAGCAGGTGCATGGGCTATGGGAAGAGCAATGGATGATGCAATTATTGATGCAGCTTCTGGAAACGCCTTTGGTGGCGTAGCTGGTGGTACAACAGTAGCATTACCATCTGGGCAAAAAATTGCTCATGGCTCTGCTGGTTTATCAGTTACAAAACTGATCGAAGCAAAAGAAATCTTAGATGCTGCTGATATTGATCCTGAAGAGGAAAGATATTTAGTATGTACATCTAAACAACTATCAGATTTGTTAGCAATAACACAAATTACATCTGCAGACTTTAACTCTGTTAAAGCACTTGTTCAAGGTGAAATTGATACATTTATGGGATTTAATTTTATCAGAACAGAAAGACTAGATACTAACGCATCTAGCAACAGATTAGTTTTAGCATTTGCTAAATCTGGTATCGGCCTTGCTGTAGGCTCAGATATTCAAACTAGAATTTCTGAAAGAGCAGACAAAAATTATGCAACACAGGTATTCTTGTCAATGACTATCGGTGCAACTCGTATCGAAGATGAAAAAGTTGTTGAGATAGAATGTACTGAAAGTTAATAGGAGGAATCAAAAATGGCAACAGCTAAATCAGTCGAAATTACAGCACTAGACGCATCGCCTAGAGAGGTCCTAGAAACTGGAAGTTTAGAGGGCAGGATGCGTGTAGCAAGTGGAACGATTGCAGCAGGAACAGGCGACATTGATAATGATGATGTATTAATGATGGTACAAATTCCATCTAATGCAAAAGTATTATCAATCAAACTATTCAATGATGATCTAGATTCTAATGGTTCACCAACATTGGCAGCCAACGTAGGTCTATATTATGAAGATGGTACTGTTCTTGATGAAGATTGTTATGCAACAGCTATAACAACTTTACAAGCTGCAGAAACAGGTGGCGCTGAAGTTGCTTTCGAAGCTAGAAACATTAATGCAGTTTCTAACTTTGCTTGGGAAGATGGTGGTTTATCATCAGATCCAGGTGGGGTTTTAAGAATAGCTTTAACTATTTCTAACGTAGCAGCAACAGCAGCAGCTGGTGATGTATCAGTTATCGTTACATATGTTGTAGACTAAAAAACAACAAT